AGGCCGTTTTGAGAACTGGCTCCCCGGCATGGATTCGAACCACGATTCAGACTGGCTTATCAGTTTCAATAACTTACTGATTTGCGTTCTCCTGTATCGCACGAATCGCATGTGTCTACAGCTATTCGTACATGACTCGTACACGGGTCGGTTCAGAGAAATAAGTCCGCTGGCAACCGGAAAAATCCGGCCAGCTTGCGGATGTGCGCTTTGCTCGGCTCGCGCTTTCCGCTCACCACGTCTGAGGTCACGCTTCGGGAGCCGAAGACCGGCAGTAGGTCAGCTTGGCGGAGACTCCGCTGATCCATGAGGTACCGGATCATTCTGTGCGGTGCAAGTTCTGGTAGGGGGTGGTGGCGATTATCGTAGTCCTCAATCAGCCGAGCCAGCAGCGCAGAGAGGGCCTCCTCTTCGGCGGTGGGATTCTCTTTGCGGTCCAGGGCTTCCATTTTCGCGACCAGGCGATCAAACTCCTGATCGCTCTCGATAACCTTTGGCACGATATCCGCGCAAAGGCGACCGTATTTTGCGGGGTTGAGTGCGGTCATGCCCATTTCATCCACTCCTTTCTATCGTACTCCTTGTGGGTAAGCAGCGCCTTCACGTACAGCTTCTGCTTCCCGTACACGACGAACGCGATCAGCCGGTAGCGGTTGTGGCGGATGTTGAAAATCAGGACCGCGCCAACCTGATCCGCCGCCGGAAAATCGGCCCGAACGTCGGCGATGCTTTTCCACGCAGCGGCGTGGGCCACGCGGTACCAGGCGATCAGTTCATCCAGCGTATCGGAATCGATCCGCTTTGCTTCGGCTATCGCCATCAGTCCGCGCTTGCTGATCACGTTCACAATTAGATGTTAGCATAGCGCGAACATTAATGCAAGCATTTTGCGAACATTTTTGACGTAAAATTCCATAACTGTCCTGCCACTTTGCGGGCAAGATGCGCGCCTCGCTGCCTATACTGCATTTTGTACGGGATCGGCGGGCACAATAACCAAAAGCCCTGACGCTCCTGAATCCCCTTTAACGAGCGTTGAAAACGTAGGCACTAGACGTGTGTCTTGAAAGGCGTAGCACGCGATGAATCGGAGTTTATTCGAGTCCGACCGGATGTCGATGAAACAGGCCTTCGACCTGACGGTGCAATCGCTCGGTGCTTATGGTGAGCGGTACAAGCACTGGGCTATCGCGTTTTCTGGCGGTAAGGATTCGAGCGCCACGGTCACGATAGTAGCGCACCTGATAGAGAGCGGCAGGATTGATCCGCCGGAATCTCTCGCCGTGCTATACGCCGATACCCGGATGGAATTCCCTCCTTTACGTGAGAGCGCAATGGGCATCTTGCGTGAACTGCGGGATCGCGGCATCCAGACCCAAGTTGTCTTGCCAGCTCTCGATGACCGGTTCTTCGTTTACGTACTCGGTCGCGGTGTTCCTCCGCCCAAGAACAGATTCCGCTGGTGTACGGCACAACTCAAAATCGAACCGATGTTGGCGGCGCTGAAGTCGCTGCGGACTGAAGCCGGAGAAAAGGTGTTGATGCTCACGGGCGTGCGCTTGGGAGAGTCAGCCGCACGCGACTCGCGCATCGCGCTCTCGTGTTCCCGAGATGGCGCCGAATGCGGGCAGGGTTGGTTTCAGGAAACAACCCCTGAGGCGATAGCCGACACTCTGGCTCCGCTGCTGCACTGGAGGGTTTGCCACGTTTGGGCTTGGCTCCGCAAACACACTCAAGAGCACGGCTTTCCTACAGGAGCTGTGGCAGATGTGTACGGGGGAGACGAGGCGGAGGAACGTAATGCCCGGACGGGTTGTATTGGGTGTCCGCTTGCCAGCCGAGACACGGCACTGCGGGGCATTCTCAAGCAACCAGAATGGGCGTATCTGGAGCCGCTATCCCGCCTCAAGCCGCTCTATGAGGATCTCTCGTTCAACCATGTACGCCGCATCCGTAAGGCCGGCGGCGAAACGCGCAAAAACGGCACACTCGCGAAGAACCAGCAACGGGTGGGACCGCTCACGATGGAGGCGCGGGAATACGGCCTTGAGGTCGTGCTCGGCATACAACGGGAGATCAATGCCGCCGCAGAACGGCTTGGACGGCCGTCAATCGATCTAATTGACGCCGAAGAAGAGGCGCGCATCCGGGAACTCATTACCGCGAACACCTGGCCGGAGGGATGGGATGGGACCGAACCTCCAGGAGACGCGCTCCTGGATCAGATTTTTTCGGATGGTTCTGTGCAGCCACTGTTAGCGGAGGGCGGCTGTGAGTAGGTCTTCCCGCGCGGATGTGCGCAACCCCATCCTGTCGCTCTCCTCAATGTCAGTGTTGGCCGATCTTCCGGATGAATCGCGCCGCGCCTTAGTGACTGTGCTTACTGACATCAGCCGTGACGCCGCGGCGCGGGCTGAACGTTCGTGGCGCAGGAAGAAAGCACCCATGGCGGTCTATTGGAAGGCAGTCAGCGTCTATGCGAAGCACATCGGGCGGGCGATTCGGTCACAGGAAGAGCCGCGATGCGGGGAGTGTGGTGCTCGGATGGCGAGATTCGCGGGACCTGGTGACCAGCGCGGCTGGATTTGTGTGACGTGCGCCGATCCGGAAGAAATCGAGGGCAAATAACTAAATGTCGATTGAACCTGACGAACTGATCGTAGATAACTTCGCCGGCGGCGGTGGAGCCAGCACGGGAATTGAGGCGGCCCTCGGGCGCCCAATCGACATTGCGATCAACCACGATCCCGAAGCTCTCGCGATGCACGCGATGAATCACCCTCATACACTCCACCTCTGTGAGAACGTCTGGAATGTTGACATCAAGGCGGTGGTTGCCGGGCGCAAAGTGGGGCTTGCCTGGTTCTCGCCAGATTGCAAGCACTTCAGTAAAGCGAAGGGCGGGAAGCCGGTGGAGAAGAAGATCCGCGGTCTCGCCTGGGTAGCGCTGAAGTGGGCCGGGCTCGTGGGTCCGCGCGTCATGATCCTGGAGAACGTAGAGGAATTCCAGACCTGGGGACCTCTGGTCAATAACAAGCCGTGTCCGCGCCGGAAAGGTCAGACGTTCAAGCGGTGGGTAACGCAGTTGCGCAATCTGGGCTATACGGTCGAATGGCGCGAGTTGCGGGCCTGCGATTACGGCGCTCCGACGATCCGGAAGCGGTTGTTTATCATCGCGCGGCGGGACGGAGAGCCTATCGTGTGGCCAGTGGAAACCCATGGCGCCGCCGGGAATCTGTTTCTGGCGCCGTACCGGACGGCCGCCGATTGTATTGACTGGGGACTCCCGTGCCCGTCTATTTTTCTCACGAAAGAGGAGGGGCGCAAGATTGGTGTCAATCGGCCGCTAGCCGAGGCGACGATGCGTCGGATTGCCCGCGGCGTGATGCGGTACGTGGTCAACTGCGCTGAGCCGTTTATCGTGAGCATAAACCACGGGGATAGCGGGGGCCGCCGGGAGTATGGCATCCACGAGCCGCTCACAACGGCCACTCGACATGAGGGCCGAGCGCTGGTAACACCTTTTCTCACCAATATTACGCATCACGGAGATGATCGTAACGAGAGCATCCAGGAGCCTCTTCGGACCGTCACCGGTGCCCACCGCGGCGAGAAAGCGCTCATAACCCCGTTCCTGGCTGGATTGGGCGGGCGAATGGGGCAGAGTCCGGAGCGCAGTGTTGATGATCCGTACCACACGATCACGGCGAAGGCAGACACAGCTCTTGTGGTTCCATTTATTGAGCGACAATTCAGCGCTAGCGAAGGGAACTCAGTTGCCGATCCTCTGGGAACAACCACGGCCGGCGGCGGCGGAAAATCTGCGCTCATAGCCGCACATATCACCCGCTTTAATCAGAATGGCGTTGGAAGTGATGCCCGCGAGCCATTGGATACCGCCATCGCCGGGGCACCGCGGTTCGGGGTCTGCGCAACTTTCCTGTCGAGCTACTACGGCGAGAAGAGCGAAAAGGACGCGCGCGGCGGTTCAGTGGAGCAGCCTATCGCGACGCAGCCGACGGAGAATCGGCACGCCCTTGTAGCCGTGTTTCTTGCGAAGCATTTCGGCGGGGTTGTGGGTTCTGATCTCAAAGACCCGATGGCCACAGTTACGGCCATCGATCACAACGCGCTGGTTACCTCCCATATCATGAAGATGCGCGGGACGAACACTGGCTCCGCTGCGGATGAACCGCTACACACCGTCTCTGCTGACGGTCTGCACCATGCCGAGGTGCGGGCGTTCCTGACGGAATACTACGGCACCGATCAGGACCCGCACCTGCAAGACCCTATCGCCACTATCCCGACGAAGGATCGGTTTGCCTTGGTGATGGTCAAAGGCCATCCCTGCGTGATTGCGGATATCGGGATGCGAATGCTCACGCCGAGAGAATTGTTCCGCGCCCAAGGGTTCCCGGAGAGTTATGTCATCGAACGCGCCCGTGATGTCCAGAGCGGGCGCGAAGTGAAGTTGTCCAAGACTGCCCAGGTGCGGATGTGCGGCAACTCCGTGTCGCCTCCGCCGGCAGAGGCGATAGTGCGTGCCAATTTCCCGAGCAGATCGCGAGCAACAACTGCGGCCTGAAATCGGATTTGTAGACCTGAAGAAAGGAGATATTAATGAAAAAACTACAGCGAAAATCGAAACCGGCTCCGGCTGTGAAACCGGAACCGAAACCGCAGATCCCAACGATGCTTCAGGCACTCCGCCGCGAGCGGGAAAAGGCCCGCGCGCTGGTGGATGCTTTGGAGGCGAAGCTCGCGTCCGTGTTGCGCCCCAGTTCCGACGTACTGGGCGTAGCCACGGAAGCGATCCCGGATGCGGCGCCTGTCGCGCAGTCCCTGTGCGAATCCGTGGGTATCTTCGCGTCCTTGAATGCGCGTCTTCGGGACATCACCGGGCGAGTGGAGTTGTAACGTGCCGATGCCTCATCCGGAAGTGACCAGGCGCGGGGATGGCTTGTGGTGGAAATGGGACGGCCGAAAGTGGATTGGCCCATTCTCCACAGCAGAAGAAGCTCGGAGGGCGAATGCGAAGCGTTAATAAGGTGATCTTGCTCGGGAATATCGGCCGGGATGCCGAGATGAAGTTCACGCCTAACGGCACGGCACGCGCTACGTTCAGCGTCGCAACCTCCAGGCGCTGGAAGGATCAGAAGTCCGGCGAGTGGAAAGAGGAAACGGACTGGCACAACGTCGTTCTGTGGCGGTCAGAAAACCTGTCCAACTACCTGACGAAGGGCAAGCAGATCTACGTCGAGGGGCGGCTGCAAACTAGATCCTACGAGACGAAGAGCGGTGAAAAACGGTACGTCACCGAGGTTATTGCTCAGGAATTGATTCTGCTGGGAGGCGGCGAGAAGGCGTCCGGGTCACACTCTGCGCCGGCGGCGGAGGCTGGACCGAGCAGTGTTCCGAACGATGATGACGTTCCGTTCTGAGCGGTTCGATAACTGCTCAGCATCTTGCAGGTGAAAGTCCTGCCGCAGGAGTTGGTTCATTGCCTGTGTAGCTATGGCGCACGCGTGGATGGCGACTGAAACGCGGGAGCAACGCCGGATAAACGTGGCCCCCGACCTAGACCGTGGGTGCGCGCAAACATGCAGCCCGTAACGAAAGTGAACCTTATCAGCCTCGTAAACGTCAGCCGTGCAGTGATGCTAGGAGAGCACGGTGTAGGGTGGTTCCGCCGAGTCCTTAGAACGGGGACGAAGGCCGCGGATTTTGGTGGATGAATGAACCAGGTGAAGCCAGGATCGGAACTCGGGGTATAGAGGATGGGATGCGTGGATAGAGCTGAGCGGAACGAACGAGACCTCTGTTCGTCACGGTTTAACCGGCCGTGTAATCGGGAGTATAAAGCAACCGCTGAAAACAACTGAGATGCGAACAAGAGGAGTCGGAGGAGGTCATAGTACCGCTGATCGGGAGGACAACATAACCTCGCCGGGAGGGAAGGGCCTCTGCTTCTGTCATGTTTTCGAGGGACGAGGTACTGCGTGATTGCGAAAGCTCAAAACACGCCGTTAGAAAGGGTACGAGTACTCCAGCGAAAGCTATATCTGGCAGCCAAGGCGAATCCGACGCGTAAATTCGGAGTGCTGTATGACAAGGTCTGTCGCGAAGATGTGCTTCGGGCGGCATATGTTCAAGTGAGGGCCAATCAAGGCGCTCCGGGTGTTGATCGTCAAACGTTCGAGGAAATCGAGAACGGTGTGGGGATTGATGCTTTTCTGAACGATATCCGCCAAAAGCTTGTTGGGAAACGGTACAAGCCTCTGCCGGTCCGAAGGGTGTTTATCCCCAAGGCTGATGGAATGCAACGACCGCTCGGCATTCCGGTCATCGTTGATCGTGTGATTCAGGCAGCAGTGAAGATCGTCATCGAGCCTTTGTTCGAAGCGAGCTTCCGGGACTTCTCGTATGGGTTTCGGCCTCGCAAGAGCGCTCATCAGGCCCTGCGGGAGGTCTACAAGTGGCTCAACTATAAATGCCACTGGGTTGTTGATGCGGATTTAAAGTCGTATTTCGATACGATTCCGCATGACAAGCTGCTCCTGTCGGTGAGGACCAAAGTCATTGACCGATCCGTTGTGAAGCTGATCGAGATGTGGCTGAAGGCCGGTGTAATGGAGGAACTGGGTATCCGGAAGGAGACGACCGGTACTCCGCAGGGTGGCGTCATTTCTCCGCTGCTTGCGAATCTCTATCTGCATTGGCTGGACCGAACCTGGGAAAGACGAGGCTTCGGCGAACGTCGTCACGATGCCCACATTGTGCGATACGCCGATGACTTCGTCATCTTGTGTAGCCAGCGTCCAGAGTTCTATCTGGATCAGGCTCGGGCGGTTCTTGACCGCTTGGGTCTGACGCTGAACGCCAAGAAAACTCGGATACTGAATGCCCGGGAAGATACATTCGACTTCCTGGGACATCGGTTCGCTATCCGCGCCTCCAAGCGCTCAGGCGAATTGAAAACGTTCTACTATCCGGCTCCCAAGGCGATGAAGTCCGTCAAGACGAAGATCCGCGAGGTTGTTCGCACAGGGCAGCATCGGGATCTTCCCGACTTGATCCAGGAGAAGGTCAACCCGATCCTGCGAGGTTGGGGCAACTACTTCAAGACGGGCAACTCAAGGATGCACTTCTTGAGCGTCGCTAATTACACGACCTATACGCTCTGCATTATGCTGCGGAAAAAGTACAAGAAGCGGTCGAAGGGATGGCGGGACCATCCGCCGAGCTGGTTCTACGACTACCACAAGCTGTTTCGATTGGACAGTCTGGTGGCCGGGTGTAGCGATCCGGAGCGGTATGGTCGCCTTGTGCCGTCGTAACGCGCCAGACCGAAGACAGTCGGAAAGCCGTGTGCGGGAAAACCGCACGCACGGTTTGACGAGGGGCCGCTGCGGCGATGACTTCAAATCAGTGGCCTACTCTACAAGGGGCAAAAGGAGAATTGGCATGTGTAGATTAGCGTCATTTGTACTGACGAAGGACAAGGAGTTGTGGCTACCGGATTCCGAGTCACACTCCGAAATTATCGAGCGCTTCAGTGTCCATGAGTACGGCGCACGTGGCCCGAACGTCGTCAAGGTCGAGATTGTTCCTCCGGACGGCTCGGTGAACCTAAGGGACCTGGACGGATGGCGTCTGAGTTTCGACCAGGATGTATTTCCCGAGTGGCACGATCCTGCCACGAGTGAAGCGAGAGTGCGCTCAGTTTTGCGCGAAAAGCTGGTGAACCTCACCACGCTGTACGCCAGTGACTCGCAGATCAAGGACGTGTCCGGGCTGGTGAACCTCACCACGCTGTACGCCAGTGACTCGCAGATCAAGGACGTGTCCGGGCTGGTGAACCTCACCACGCTGGACGCCAGGAACTCGCAGATCAAGGACGTGTCCGGGCTGGTGAACCTCACCACGCTGGACGCCAGGAACTCGCAGATCAAGGACGTGTCCGGGCTGGTGAACCTCACCACGCTGTACGCCAGTGACTCGCAGATCAAGGACGTGTCCGGGCTGGTGAACCTCACCACGCTGGACGCCAGGAACTCGCAGATCAAGGACGTGTCCGGGCTGGTGAGGCGAGGGGTTAGGGTCTACCGCTGGTAGACCGCTCCGGAACATGGAGACTAACCGGATGATATCAATCAACGGGACCACTGCCGAGGTTGAGTTCGGGCGCTTCGATCTGGAGGCGTACCAACTCTTCTTGCGGGCGAAGCGGCTCCCGGAGAGCCAGGTCACGTATGACTGGGAACGCGATACCTACAGGCTCACGACGCCGGCGCGGTTTGCGGCGATGCTCGGGGCGGATTTAACGGCCGTCCCGAGCATTAGCCTGGATATTGCGCCATTTCTGTTCGATTACCAGCGATTCATTACCAGAACCGCGCTCGATTCCCGACGGTATGCCATCTATGCCGATTGCGGCCTCGGAAAGACGCTCATATTCCTGGAATGGGGGCGGCACGTTATAGCGGCCACGGGCGGCCGGGTGCTTGTGTTTTCTCCGCCCCAGGTCATCGAGCAGACGCGCGAAGAGGCGGCTCGGTTCTATGGCGACTCCCTCCCAATGAAGCGTATCGAAAGCCGCGGGGCCCTGGCGGAGTGGTGCAAACGTCCGGGCGCCGGGATGGGCATCACAAACTACGAGAAGCTCATCGACGGCGTGTTGCCGGAACTGCGCTACCTGACCGGGCTAGTGTGCGATGAATCCTCCATCTTGAAGTCCGGCGGCGGAGTCATCAAGTGGAACCTGATTAAATCCTCCAAAGGTATCGCATACAAGCTCTCCTGCACGGCGACGCCAGCTCCGAACGACATTATGGAGTACGCGAGTCAGGCGGCGTTCTTGGAAAAACTCCGGACCGAGGGGGAGATCCTGTGGACCTTCTTCACGCGCGACAAAAAGGGTAACTGGCGAATCAAGCCGCACGCGCGGGAAGGGTTCTACCGCTTCATGGCTTCGTGGTCCATCTATCTACGCAACCCGGCGCACTACGGATGGGCCGACAATCTGAGCAACATCCCGGAGCCGGAGTTCCATGAATACCGCATCGCTCCCACGGATGAGCAGATGCGCGCCGCCGGCGAGACGCTCCAGGGCGCCGGGGCAGGCCTGCTCGCGGATCGGTCCCTCGGCGTGGTCCAGCGGACGAAACTGTCTCAGATAGCGAAGGGGTTCGTGTACGTCGGCAAGCGGGCGGACCGGATGCCGTCGCGCAAGCCAGAGTTCGTTGCGGATCTGATCCGGTCCGAGGTGTCCGCCGGTCACCAGGTCCTGGTGTGGACCGTATTCGATGAGGAGGGGCGGCTGATCGCGGAGCACCTGGCGGGCGTAAATTATGCGGTGCTTGATGGCGGCGTAAAGGAGAAGGCGCGGCTACCGATCCTGGAAGCGTTCCGCCGCGGCGAACTACCGGCGCTCATCTCGAAGGCTTCCATGCTCGGATTTGGGATGAACTTCCAGTGCTGCTCATCCATGATCTTCTCCGGTTGGGATGACAGTTACGAGCGGTTCTATCAGGCGGTGCGACGGGCCTATCGGTACGGACAGACGCGCTCCGTCCGGGTCCACCTGCCATTCGTGCCAGAACTGGAGGGCGTGATCCTGGAAAACGTGCTCCGGAAGAAGGGGAATTTCGAGGCGGATGCGGAGGAGCAAGAGCGGTATTACAAGCTGGCTCTGGAGGGTATCGCGGCATGAGCGGACAATACTTCGACCCGGCGGCAACGCAACTGTTTCCGTGGGCTGTAACGGCGACGCGGAGCCGTGGGGATCTACTGGCGGAGATCGGAGAGCTTTATATGCAAATCGCTGTGCAGGGAAGGCGGCTAGGCGATCTAGAGGAGTTGGACGCGTGGATTCAGGAGCAGCCGGTGATCTTCACGCAATCGATCTGCTGTGAGGGGAAGGACCTGCTACGGCGAATCAGGGCCGAGCGGATCGTTGCTGAACTCAGGAAGGCCGGCTATGAGTAGCACGCGCGAATACCGCCTCAGTATGGCGAACCTGATCGCCGATACCTTTGTTCCGGGTGTGATCTTCTACGAAGGCGCGAGCGGTCTTAGGATGTCCTGGGATAACCGCAAGCAAACTCCGCGGTACGACTTTCCGGCCGTACTGCGCAGTGATGGATCATGGCCGAAGTTCGGATACCGCCAACGTCCAACGGGAGGGACTGGGTTCCAGGCAATGGCGCAACTGATCCGGTACATCCGTGACCTACCACGGCTACCGCTGGTTACTTGGGAGTATTGGGCCGGAGCGTCGATCCAGTTGGGTGCGGCGCGCACTATTGAACTGTTGCGGGCATCTGATTATGGTAATCCCGATAAAACCCGATGCGTGCTTTGCGGGACGCTGGATTTCAAGGGCCTGGATTGGTGGAGTCTAGATGGGATCACGGGACCGAGTTGTTTTGGTGGTCGATGTATTCCCGGATGGATGAGCGCGCCGGTGGAAGTGCGCTTCCGTGATTGGCTTCGGTCGCATCGGGCGGAGGTGGCGGCGTGAGCTTGGCGATCGTTCCGTGCTCAATCCAGGACGCGCGGGAGTTTGTTCGCCAGTTCCATCGGCATCACGCTCCCCCGCTGTCCGGCCTGTTTGCTGTCGGATGTGCCGAAGGTGAGTGTGTGTGTGGAGTTGCCATCGTGGGGCGGCCAGTCGCACGGCTGAATCAGGACGGCTTCACGGCTGAGGTCACGCGCCTGGCTACCGATGGCACTCAGAACGCCTGCTCAGCGCTGTATGCGGCTTGCTGGCGCGCGTGTCGGGCGCTTGGATATCGACGCCTGATCACGTACACGCTGGCGACGGAACCGGGAGTGTCTCTGCGGGCGTCAGGCTGGCGGGAAGTGGGTAGGGTTATGGGTCGCTCATGGCATTGCCCGAGCCGGCCGCGCGTCGATCATCATCCGACGCAAGACAAGATCCGATGGGAGGTTACAACAAAGTGACTTGTAATGATATCAATTCCATTCTAGTGCTACTAGTGGTGATGGCCGGAGCGATGGCGCTGGCATCCTGGCTGTCTCCACGGACGTGTCGATGGCTTTCGCTTCGGTTGTTTGCGCGGGCGGAGGCGGTGGAAGCTTCCAGGGCTGCTTACCGGCAAGTCCACGGGGAAGTGATGAGTGCAAACCGGGAAATTTGCGAATGAGCGGACAGACGGCGAAGATCTGGAGCGGGGATGTATGGAACGAAGACTGTATTCCGGGGATGTGGGGGCGGTTGGAGCCGGAATCGGTCGATTTGACGGTGACTTCGATTCCGTTCGGGGCGCTGTTCATGTACTCAGGGAAGACCGAGGATATTGGAAATAACCCGGATGGGATTGATATGCGGGCGTCTCAGTTCGGCCTGCATATGCGGTTTTTCATTCACCAACTCTTGCGGGTGATGAAGCCGGGGCGGAATGCTTGCATTCACATCCAGCAGCTCTTACGGTACAAGAACCAGCACGGGTATATGGGCCGCCGAGACTTCCGCGGCGCCGTGGTGGATCTGTTTGAGGCTGGCGGTTTTGAGTGGATCGGGGAAGTGAGTATCCCGAAGAATCCGCAGATCATCGCGAAACGGCTAAACCTGCACTGCCTGATGTTTGAGACCGGGCGGAGGAATAGCACTAAGCTCGCGCCGGCCGTCAATGACTACGTGATGATCTTCCAGAAGCCTGGAGAGGCGGCTGTTCCGGTTAAGTGCCTGTATGATCCGATCAAGAATCCGGGCGGATGGGTGAGCCAGGAGGAGTGGATCTCTTGGGCACACGGCGTATGGACCGATATCCGGGAGACGGATGTGCTCGATGGGTGGAAGTCGGCCCGCGCTTCGGATGAGGAGAAACATGTCTGTCCGCTCCAATTGGAAGTGATCCGGCGGTGCATCCGGCTGTACACGAACGCCGGAGAGCTGGTGCTTGACCCGTTCATGGGAATTGGTAGCACGGCCGTGGTCGCAATCGAACAGGGACGCAATGCGGTGGGCTTTGAGTTGAAGGAGAGCTACCATGCTCAGGCGGAGCGGAATGTAGCGCTCTATCTGGAAGGTCCACAGACGGATCAGCAGGCCCTGTTCGACTCAGCCTAAACCACCTTGGTTTGCGAACAGTAAAACCAGTCTGGTTTATGGCGTTGGGTACCCAACGCCGAAGTAGAAGAAGAAGTATATATACAACCCCTCTAAGAGGAAAACATGAAAACAACGGCAGCGGTAGATGTGTGTCTGGATTACGTGGCAATCTGCAACCAGGCGATTGGCACGCTCGGGCGGAGGGGTGTGTTCCGCTACGTAGAGCGCGATGAACTTATGTCCATCGGCTGTTTGGCTCTAGTGACTCAGGAGATCCGGGAGGAGGCGCTGGCGGTTACCGTCGCGCGCCGCGCAATGATCGGTGCCATTCGGCGTAACGAGGTCCGGCAGCGGGGGAGGGTGGTGGTCAATACCGACTTCCGGCTTGGTTCTCCAGGTAGACAGCGGCTATCTGTTGGGGATCAGTGGGACCGCGTGATCTACGCGCGGAAAACGCTCTCGCCAGTGGCCCGTGATATCGATCTCTGGGAAGCGATAAAGGCTCTCCCGCCGCGGCAGTATCGCGTTGTCGTGATGCACTTCTGGGGCAACGTGACTCAGGCGGAAATCGCAGAGGAGATCGGCATCTCTCAGCAGGCGGTGGCGAAGATCCTGGCTGCTGCAAAAAGATCTTTGCGCCAGGTTGTAAATGGCGGTGTTCGCGCGATGAACAACACAGAGGGGGAGATGAGGTCGAACAGTCAGGCGTAGGCCCAGATCAGATACTATGGACTTCAAGTTTCCGACCGAACGTCTCCCTTTTTCCTTAAACCCGAATCCGGCTTCACTGCCGGCGGCGCTCGTGGAGCGCGAGACCGCCGATGTTTCAACGAACCTGCCGGATGAGTATAGGGCCAAGTCACGGAGGCGGGTGACCCGCGCCGTGTTGGATAACTTCTGGCTTGACGTGGGATTTGCGCATTGGTCCGCGTCTATGCAGAATTGCCCCAGTCACCCGTTGCACGGATTCTACGAAGATCGCGCCCGCGAGAACCGGGAGCGAATTGCGAGAGAGTTGTCGGATCAACGGAGGGTAGCCTAATGGCCCGTTCAACCGGGGCGCTTCAAATCGACGGCACGACGGTGCATCCGCACTTCTATGAACGTGCAAGGCGGGTTGAGGATCGGCTGATTAAGTTGATCGACGGCGGCGAAGATCTACGGTTGTGGTATCCGCCGCCGAACTTGAGATCTGTGATCCGGGAGAAGGCGTGTGGCCACCGAGCGTGATCGGTGGCAAGGATACACCACGTAAAGGCGATGGCGGAAAGGGGCCTGCATCCAAGCGTTAAAACATCCCGGATCGGTAAGTCGCGAGTCCCAATAGTGGAACGCGCGGCCGGGCCAGAGATGCAGGGCGAAAGTTAAATCACGACCGCAAAAAGCGGGGCTGGACATTATCCAGCCCCGCGCCGGTATTTATGCCCAGCCGAACAGATCCCGCACCGACGCATACCGATAAGCAGTATCTGGGGTACGATCCGGGAGCGGGAGATGACTTTCCGGCTGAGGTTGAATGTCGCAATACATCTCTCGTGGTTACGCGCAAAGAGCACATGTGCTTTGGGGTTGGATGCGGCGGACAGCACGTGATTCCAGCGGGAACGCGAGTCTACCGTGAGACGGGCAAGTGCGAGGGCAAGTTCGGCACGGTGTATATGTGCCTGCCTTGTGTGGATATCGCGCTGGAGCCGGACTGGTGGTAGGAAAATATGCCAAAGCGTCCTACTCCAGTATTCAGAGGAAGAATCGAGAGCGGGCGCATCTGCCTGGAACGCCGAGAGGACTTCGCTGCGCTCATCGCGCGCCTTGAAGGCTCCGACATAGACCTCCGGCTGAGTAAGCATCGCACTGTTCGGTCGATCAGCCAGAACGCGTACTACTGGGCGGTGGTGATTCCCCTGCTCGCTGAGCACTGCGGGTATGAGGATGAGGAGATGCACACGGCGCTCAAGTGGCGCTTCCTGCAAAAGCATGACGGGCCGCTGCCCACGGTCAGTAGTACGGCGAGCCTGAGCACGGTAGAGTTTACGGACTATATAGAGCGCGTCCGTATGCTGGCTGCTGAGATGGGCTGCTCAATACCGGGTCCAGGGCAGGCGGAATAGGAGGGGGGCAAGTGAAGCACGGCATCATCACATGCGACGTTTGTGGAGAGACGGGCGCTAAGACCTGTGCATTCTACGTGGATCGTCACTTGGATGCGGCTGGTAGTCCTGATGACTTCCATGAGTACATGGACCTTTGCCCGGCGCATCAGTTCGCCGCGTATCAGATCGCAGAGAAGAAGCATGGCTTTGAACTCGCCAACCACGTCTACAACGAACTGAGGACGCGGGCGCTCAATATGACGAAGGCGCGAAATGAGCGGCTCGCGAAACTCGCTGTGTTGCACCCGAATGAATGATATCAGGAAGGCAGATAGGGCGTACCTGAGTTGGGTACGCTCCCTGCCCTGTTTGGTGTGCGGTAGGCCATCGGAGGCACACCACACTGGGCCGCATGGACTCAGTAAGAAGGCGGACGATTCCACGGCGATACCGCTCTGCACAGAGCACCACACGATGGGGCGATCCGCTTATCACAGGATCGGTCGTGCAGCGTTTGAAAGGCGGTTCGGGATGGTAATCGCGGACGTGGTTCGCCGACTAAATGCACGCTGGCGAGAGAGGGATATGCGGGTTAGTTGAATCCCCGGAGGATCGCGGGGCCGGGGCGGTGTGCAGCGATGAGCACCGCTAGTCATCATGCACGTGCCACGAGGTCCCTGAACGGCGTGTCGGATGGCGTGGGAGATGCCCGTGCCTGCTGCGATGGCACGCCGTCAGGGGTGGACGGGCCGCACGGTGAAGTCCTTTAGAATCAATGCCTAAGATAAGTCCTTTAGAATCAGCGTGGGTCCTTCCCGGAGGGGTAAGGGGTGCGGGTAGCTTAATGGCGCGTTGTGCGTAGCTATGACCACTTCTGGTGAGCGGTCAGTGGGTCACTTTAAGAAAGTCAGCCTATGTTACTGAGCCTACGGGCTTACGCCAAACGCAAAGGGGTGACCCTATCCACCGTACAGCGCGCCATCAAAGCGGGTCGGGTCACTACGACACCGGACGGCAAAATTGACCCCGATATCGCGGATGAGCAGTGGAAAGAGCGGACGAATCCGGCGAAGGCGCGGCCGAAGCGCAGTCCCAAGGCGGTGCGGGGACAACGGGAGGCGGAGCCTGACGCCGGCGCGGAACCCGAGGCCAGTCCGGATGATTACTGGAAGTCGCGGGCGGCGCGGGAATTCTGGGAGGCGAGACTCTCAAAGTTAAAGGCGGAGCGGGAAGCCGGAAACCTGATCCCGAGAGAGGATGCAGAGCGGGCCTGGGGCGGGATGATCGCGGCGGCGCGGTCCAAGGTACTGGCTCTGCCGGCGAACCTGGCTCAGAAGTTGGCAATCGAATCGGACCTGATTACTTGTGAAGAAATCCTGAAGGATGCAGCCCACCGAATCCTCTCCGAACTATCCGAATACCAACCAAGCTGAGCGCTCGCTCGCAAAGGTTGTATCGGTATGGGCGCCCCCTCCTCGGTTGACGTTATCGCAATGGGCGGACAAGTATCGCCGGACAAGTAGCGAGGCCAGTAACGAGACGGGAAACTGGGTAACCAGACCGTTCCAGCGGGAACCGATGGATGAGTTCACGAATCCGCGTACGCGGACTGTCGTGATTATGTCTGCGGTTCAGATGCTGAAGACCGAGTTCATCCTGAACGCAATCGGGTACGTGATCCATCTTGATCCGGGTCCAGTGCTGGTAATTCAATTCCGCGATACGGATTGTGAGATTTTTTCCAAACGGCGCCTAGCTCCGATGTTGCGTGATACGCCGATTTTGAAGGGCCTGGTTGCTGAGAGCAAGGCTCGGGATTCCGGCAACACGATTACAGACAAGTCGTTTCCCGGCGGCCATATTCGCATCGCGGCATCAGCCTCTCCGGGAAACTTGGCGGCGCTTCCGATCCGGTTCCTGTTCTGCGATGAGGTCGATAAGTATCCCGTTTCGGCTGGACCGGAGGGTGATCCGATATCACTCGCCGAGGGGCGTCTGACAGAGTTTGAGGGCCGCTGGAAGGAGATTCTGACATGTTCGCCGACGGTGGCCGGTTTCTCACGCATCGAAAAGGCATACCTGGAAAGCGATCAGCGAGAGTATGAGGTTCCCTGTACGATTTGCGGTGAGTTCCAGATCCTGAAGTGGTCGCAGGTGCGGTGGGACGCTTCGCTCCAGTCGCGCAAGAAGCAGGCTGAGTCGGCGTATTACGAATGTGCGCACTGCCAGGCGCATTGGGATGACGGTGCCAGATGGAAGACGGTCTATACTGGCCGCTACCGTGCTACGGCTCCATTCAACGGTGTCGCTGGTTTTCGGATCAACGCGCTCTGCTCGCTTAAAAAGCGGCTGAGCCAGTTCGTGCAACAGTTCCTGAAAGTGAAGAACGATCAGGAACAACTGAAGACGTTCGTTAATACCATCCTGGCGCAAACTTGGAGCGAGCCGGGAGAAACTCTCGAATGGGAGCGCGTTCTGGAGCGGCGAGAGCAGTATCAAGCCGGGATGGTACCGGCCGGTGGCCTGTTCCTGACGGCTGCGGTAGACGTTCAGCGCGCTGATGGCGGGCGCCTTGAGGCTCGGGTGAATGCGTATGGAGAAAACCGCGAGCGGTGGATGGTGGATTACCGGATCTTCCCCGGAGATCCGACGGACCTGAGTAGCCCAAAATCTCCTTGGCGCGGTGTGGAATCGATGCTCACGGAAACGTGGGTCACAGAGAGCGGCGCTGAGCTTGCGATAGAGCGTCTATTTGTTGACTCCGGTGACGGTGCGGTGACGCCGTTCGTTTATCAGTGGGTATCGAAGCAGCCGCGCCCGAGGGTGTGGGCGATTAAGGGCGATAAGCGGTGCGATACGCCCGTGGGTCCACCGAAGCCGGTGGAGGTAACCAGCGGTGGCCGGAAGTTGAAGCTCGGGGTTTTGTTCAAGATCGTCAACTCTGATTTTTTCAAGGCTCAGTTCTATGCCGACTTGCGTAAGCGCAAGCCTACGGACGCGGAAATTGCGCAGGGATTAGGGTTCCCGCAAGGGTTCGTGCATATCCCCGAGGATGAGCGCTTCGCCGATGAGCACTGCCGTCAGTTGTGCGCTGAGCGGCTTGTCACGAAGAAGAAGCGGAACGGTCGCACGGTAAGCGAGTACGAAAAGACGTACTCAAATGAGGCGCTCGATACGCAGCTCTACTGCGATGCAGGCGCATGGGATTTCGGTTGGCATCGTTTCCAACGGAGGCACTTTGAAGCATTGCGCGCGAAGGTGAAGGCTCCGGAGCCGACGATATCTCCGGGAGTATCTTTACAACCTATTCAGGTGCCGCAACCGGCTCCGATGCCGGCAAGACGGAAGTTCCAAATAAGGCTTGGCTGATGGCATACGCAACCGCAGATCTTGACGCGATTATCGCGAAACTTGAGAAGTCGCTGGCGCTCGGAACGGCGGAGGTGCAATTCGAAGGTCGCAGGTTGGTGTATCGCAGTGTGGCTGACATTCGCGCTGCGATCACCTATTTTAAGTCGCTCTATGACGAAGCGACGGACGCTCCCCGGCCGACGGTTCCGAAGGTGCGGATGTACCTCGGTTATCCAAACAAAGGGTTCGGTAATTTCTGATGGGACTCCGAAAAACAGCGGGCCGGTTTCTCTACCGGGCGGCGGCGGCGGTATCCGGTTACAACGCCGCGACGGGAGGGCGCCGGACGATCAAGATCGGGCAGACCGGCCGCGGCGTCAACAATCTGGCTCTGTCGGAGGGGGATCAACTCCTTCGTATGGCGCGGAAGGCGGCGTTGGATAACCCGTATGCCGTGGTGGGTATCGGAGCGTTCATCGGAGAGGTAGTCGGGACCGGCATCCGGCCGCACTCCAGACATCCGAACCCGGATGTACGGCGGAACCTGGAGCGCGAATTCTCGCTGTGGACTGCACAGTCGAGCGCCACCAGAAGGATTGGTCCAGGTGGAAAACCGGACAGCCTGCAAAACTTTTTCACTCAGGAGATGCTGGTTTGCCGGAACCTGATTGAGGCTGGTGAAGCGTTCGCCAGGCTACGCCCGCGGCTCGCTTCGGACTTGTCTCCTGATGGCCTGCGAGTGCCGCTCCAAATCGATCTGATTGAGCCGGAGCAGTTGGCGTTCTGGCGTATGTCCGGAGATATGGCGTCTCCGGATAACCTGGTTCGCGCGTCTATCGAATTCGATCAGATCCATCAGCGTGTCGCGTATCACTTCTATCGCGAGCATCCCGGAGACTCTACGTTGTGGCCGAACACGTTTGAGGTTGTGCGCGTGCCGGCGGATCAGGTCCTGCATTGCATGGAATTCGTCCGCGGGAATCAGATCCGCGGGATAACTGGACTGGCTCCGATCCTGGTGCAGTTGGATGACCTCGAAGGATACGACGATGGAGAGCGGTTCCGGCAGCGTCTAGGGTCTTACCTGTTCGCCTGGAAGAAGACGGCGACTCCGGACGATCCGCAACTTGCCAATGTCGCCAACTCCGCCGGAAACGAGACGGCGCCCCAAGGTGCCGCGTTCGTGGAATCGCAACCCGGAGCGATCACGGTAATTGACACCAACGCCAACGAGGAGATGGGCTTCTACTCTCATCCCGGCGT